AAGTTCTGTTGATGGTAAAACTGTGAATATTTTACTATTATCAAAAGCAAAAGAGTACTGTTCGTTATCAGCATAACCTAGAAGATTTTTTGAAAGCTTATCCACTACCTTAATTACAGTATCTGTACTCTCTTTGTACAAAATCTGAATAGCTTTTACTAAGGGTCCACCAGAATCAAAAAGTACCTCAACACCGGTTATGGTGTTAATCATTCCCTCATTCATGTTTGTAGCAAAACTATAATTATATATATTCGGATCAAATGCTGGGTCTGACCATTGTGATGTGGCTGAAAACTCTCCATTACCGTACTGATATCTATAAGCAAAACATATAAATCTTTGCTCTAGATAGTCGTCTTGATTATTTGTCTGCGCCTTTAAGGTTAATGATGGAGCTTTTATAGGTGGCTTTTTAATCACCATAAGCTCTTCTGCGCTTACCTGATCAATATTAAATAAAGGATTGGTATAGTTTTGAGTTATATTAATAAATCTTGGAGGATTCAGATTATCTGTAAAAAATAACAAATCATCTACTAAATCCACTCCTATTATTAGATGTTTAGGATTAAAATTTAAAGTAGTATTAGAATTAAACCCATCGTCAATACTAATTACATGATACGTTAAGTTTTGAGTAGTTGGATTAAAAGAAACTATTAGATCTAATTTACCGGTATTTCCCACAGTAAATGCTGGATCATGTACAAACCAGAATATACGGTTACTCTTACCGTCTTCAAAAGCGCCTATACACCTAGCCTCTGAGCTTAAGAATACCGGTCCTGTTAAACTACCAGTCTGCTCATATTGCAAACTAGTCATTTTAGTATTACCCTTAGAGTTTTCAACAGATCCAACTTCACTACCTTCAGTAGAGCCAAGCCTTACATTTAAGGCATCTATATATTCGCCATTAGGTATAAGCCTTTCATCTAAAGACTTATTCATTTTCCCGTAGATAAAATTTCTTTGAGTATTTGCCATGCTATTTAAGCCACTTATTTTGCCCTCTTAGACTCATTAAAAGTCTTCCTGGATGAATATCACTAATTCTAATTTTTGCATTTCTTAATAAAGAGCTTTTGTCTTTTCTTGCTCTATTTATTATATACTCTTGCACTCCAAATTTATTGTTTAATATTTCATATTTTACATATGCATACAAATATTCTTCAAACATTTTGTTTACGCTAACTAATGAATCATTTCCACTTTCCATTCCATCTGAAATATACTCTAGTACACACTGCTCATTAGCCATTGTAGAGTCAAAATTTATAACTCCTGCTTTTTTATTTATTCTAAATGTAGGATTAAAATTAGCTGTCTCTGTATTTAAACCATAGCGAGCTCCTATATTATAATCTCTCCATCCATCTGGATTGTCTGCATTAATAACAGCTGAGTTATTATCACCATTATTCTTGTTAAGATATATGCTTCTTTGAGCACCTGATACCCTTTCAGTATCTAAGGTAGAGCTTGTAGTCTGAACTGTTCCGTCAGTATTAAAACTTAAAGTTCCTGTAGCACTTTGCAAATAAGAAGCAGCAGAATTAACTTGAATGTTTTCAGTAAGAGGTCTTAAGTATCCATCTTTATATAGCGATACACGTACCCAATTAACATAATCAGATGGAAGTGTAAAGACTAAGTTATCAAAAACTTTCAACTCTAAAGCTTTCACCTCTTTAAACGCATCGTAATTTAACTCTTGTATTCCACGTTTAGTATGAAACAGGACCTTATATCTTTCCTCGTTATTTACTAAAGAATGATTACCAGAATACATCAACATGAAATTGTTCACTATATCAGTTAAAGATACATACTGATATGATCCCCAATTAGCATTAGATGGTGCAGCTCCTGCATTGTCATAGTATTGATATTCAGATAAATATGCCATTAGTTTTCTTTTTGTTCTTCCATTACTTCTTGTTCAGCTCCGAACTGTGCAGCTTGTATTTCTCTAATCGACATTCCAGCATACTGCAAAATCTTAAACACCAAAGACGTTTCATCGTCTGGTGATAATTCAAAATCTTGAAAGTCTGCGGAACTTTGATTAAAAGCTGGCTCCCCATTAGCAACATTAATATAAGTCCAGTTAGGTGCCTTGGGATACCTTATGTACTGTGCTTGTATATCTGTAGCTCCGTTAAACTGTGCTGGGAATATTGTTATAAATGATCCTTGCAAACTATATGCAGGATAAATTAAACTTGGTGCAGTTAGGTTAGATGTGTTTAACAAAGTTATTTTGCTATTTGAAACCTTTTCAGCCTCTCCTTGATATAGGCCTCCAGTAAAACACAACACTCTATTAATTAAATAATAATCATCACTAGTAGTGTTTTGAGATGGTAAAAAATATTGATTTAATAAATTTTGAGTTAATGTCTTGGTTACTGAAAACATATCAATAACCTCCTCATACCCCTTAGCAACATCTGCATATCCGGTTCCGGAAAGCCTAGCGTTTTCTTTATTTATCAATTGATTGTATTGATAAAAATAGTCGTCAAATATATCTAACTGTGCTTGCTTAGCAAACAGGTTAAAGTCCGATGGAGATATATAACCATAATTGTTTTTATTCAATATAGCTAAAATCGTATTTCGTACAGAGTTTATCATTGGTACTTCTTTTACACAAAGATAAGCAAAAAAAAAAGAGGTCAATTTTAGTTGACCCCTCTTATAATTATTAAAAAAATAAACCTTATAATGTTGCTTCAGCAACTCTAAGTATAAAGAAATTTTGTCCTGCTAACCATCCGTTATTAACATTCCCGGAAGCAACTATAGTATTCATTACACCTGGGAATTCATAAGTAACATTAGGCCATGGAGTTTGTTGAGACGCAACAACTGCTGTCTGAACACCATTTCTCATGTCTTCGTCCGCTACTGCTGATGAAGAAAAAGCATAAGTCACAAAAGTTTGAGATGCTGACTTGTCTTGGTACGTTATTTTAAGTTCCGAGTTATTAGTATTACTACCTGTATTTTCTACAAAAGATACATCAGACGATCTTATTAATGAGTCAAAATCATTCGCTCCTTCTCTATAGATAATATATGTGTCTCCAGCCAAAAAAGTATCCGCTGATACTGTAAGAGTATCATTAGGGTTTGTTGTAGTTGTAATACCTAAAACCGTTGTAAGCACATCACTAGTAATATCTTTAGCAGTATCACCTATCTTAACGCCTAAAGCAGAAAAGTTTTTTGCTGTATCTATTAGCTGAAAAGTACCTGAAGCTTGAACTCCGTCTGTTACTCCTCCACTAGCTACCGTATACTCTGGCATATAAATAAAGTAAGAGACACCAGATGGTACGCCTCCTCCTCTAGGAGCTCCACCTATTGCTAAAAGAGCAAGCTCAGTGTTTGAAGTTACTGCAGTAACAAGATACATATGACCCCCGCCCGAAGCGTTTGTTGTTCTATCCCATACAATAGCGTTAACCAATACGCTTTGCTGAAACAAAGCTCCTGAATCTGTTAATGTTAATGCAGCTGATCCATCAGCTGTTGAAGTTCCTGTCTTAACAACATCTAGTTGTTTTAAATTTATAAATTTTTCCATTTTTGATATCATTTTATGCGATTGCTATTGTTGAAAGAGGGTTAACTACAAGTCCACTATAACTAGAAACTGTAGCTCCTTTTGGTAGATAGCTTGCCGTTACGGTTGTCCATCCTGCCTTTAACGCTGACACTACAGCGTTCTGTACATCTATCTTTAATTTTGGTGACGCATATGCGGTTGGCCATGTTAAAGTAGTTACCTCTCCATCTAAATAATTAATTGAAGCTGTAGTGGTAGTAGGCTGTCCAATTGTTTTAATCCCAGTAATTGATACTAGTTGATTTTGATTCAATGTTCCACCAGCGTCTAATACTGGTATGCTTAAAAATTTTTCCATAATAATAATAATTTATGAGTTAATAATAATGTTATGCTATATCTATATTAGATACTGCGTATGCGGGTGTAATTTCCATACTTACATTTGTCCAAGATGTGCTTAAAGCAGCAGACATTTGTGATTGAATGTAATTTCTAAAAATAGTTGAAT